CTAGAAAACGGACGCGACGGCGGCTACCGCCTCGCGCTTCGAGTCCATGTTCACATGGGTGTAGATGTCCATGGAGATCTGCGAGCTGTAGTGCCCGGCGAGCTCCTGCATCACCTTGGGGTGCACGCCGTTGATGGCGAGCAGGGTCAGGTACGTATGGCGAAACTCGTGAAGGCACCAGCCGTCGAGGCCGTACTTGGCGCGATCCTCCGTCCACCAACGGCTGAGGCTCGTGGGCAGCACACGAGTGCCGCTGTTGTCGGATATCACGGGGCTGTCGTCGGTCTGCTCGATGTAGCCCTCCTCCGGCTTGCGCCACTGGTTCGTGCGGGCGTAGCGCTTGAACTGAGCCTCCTTGTGGGCCTTGAGAACTTGGATGGTCTTATCCGAGAGCGGCAGCACGCGGGTGCCGGCCTTGGTCTTGGTGGCCTTGAGATTGCCCATGTAGTCGTATGAGTGGCGTATGTCGGCAACCCTGCGATCGAAGTCGATGTCGCCCCAGGAGAGCCCGCAGATTTCTCCACGGCGCAGACCCATGGTGATGGCGAGCAGGTATGCGCACTCACGGTCGGGCTCGGGGTCGAGCGCTTCGATGAACTTGTGCGCCTGGGCGGGACTGAGGGCGCGCTTGGCCTTGGTATCCATCTTGGGCGGGTTCGCCTTATCGCAGGGGTTTGTCACGAGGATCTCCTCCTTTACTGCTTGCTGGAATACGAGGGTGATGTTGTCGTGGATGCCGTTTACGTAGGAGCCTCCCGACGGCTTGCCGGAGAGCGTGTCGCCGCCGAGCATGGCGATGTACATGTCGTCGAGCATGGTGGGCGTGATGGCGGCGAGGTTCGCCTTGCCGATGTGCATGTTGGCGGCTTTGAAGAGCTGGCGCTGACGCTCCAGGGTCGTGGCCGCTATCTCCTTGTTGAGCTCGCGGCGCTTGAGATAGCGCTCGGCGTATTCCTCGAAGGTGTAGGTCGTCTTCCCCTGTACTCGGTCGCCCTCGACCTCGTCAATGAACTCGCGCAGTGCTGCCTTCGCCTGGGTGTACGTTCCCTCGAAGCGGCGGGTTCGGGCCTTGTACTTGCCGGTGCGGGGGTCTTTCCCGATGCATACGCGCAACTGCCACTTTCGGCAACGGCTTTTCGGCTTGTCCTTTTCGAGCTGGATGATGGATCCATTTCCCTTGGTCTCTGCCATCGAGCTCACCTGCCCTGCTGGGTAGCGATGAGCTGGTCGCGGAAGGCCAGGAACTGCAGGTACTCGTCGAAGCGCTCCTTGCCGCCTTCGCTGAGCGTGCGGTACGCGGCGTTGAGGTCGCGGCCCTGCGTGTCGTCGGCGCCGTCGCGGCCCACGACCGCATCGATGGAGCAGTGGAGCTTGTCTGCGATGGCCCACGCCGCTCGCAGCGGGATGCCGCTGTCGGGATCTGCCAGGGTGCGCTCATAGCGCGAGTAGGTTGTCGCGGGGATGCCGAGAACGGCTGCGAATTCCTTGCTGCTGCGGTATCCCGCCGCCTTGCGGAGGTCCGCCAAGGATGTTTTGGGTGGAACAGGCGCCTGGGCGCTGTTCATGCGGTTAGTTGATGCCATATAATGACACCGTCCTTTCTAGGCGCTACTAGGTTGGACACGGCCCGTGGGTGTTGCAGCACTCTCGGGCCAACTCTTTTTGCGGCTAGAGTCGTATCGTGCTGTATTCGATAGTGACCCTATGCTGCCTGTCGAACGCTTGCATTACCCTGGCTATCACCTCCTCGTCCTTCTTTCCGTATTCCTCGTCCATCCGTGAACGCTCGTCTGCGAGCATCGACTGGATCTCGTCTTCCGACCAGTGCTTCTCGGTGCCGTCGGCGTCGAGGTATCCATCGCGCAGCTCTTCCTCGAGCCCCTCGCAGTGCAGGTCGATGCCGGGCTTGCGCTTTGCCGCCGCCTGCTCGGATAGGAAGCTCTCGAAGGCGGAGCGCTCTTCCTTCGGCGTCGAGAACGCGACGAGCTCGCCGAACCGGGTTCCCTCGTATGCCGTCTCATAAAACATGCGCTGGTAGTACCTGCACAGGTCGTCGTACTTGCGATCCTGCTCATCCTGGCGCTGCCGACGCGCCTTCTCGTCCTTCGCGCGGGCGAACTCGATGAACTCGTCCATGAGTGCGCGGGTCTCGGGCAAGAGGCCGTCGTAGAACTCCTGCAGCTCGTTCTTGCCGGACGTGACGGGTACGCGTCCTACGATCTCGTCGATGGAGCATCCCAGAAGGTTTGCCATCGCAATGGCGTGCTTCATGGGGATCGTCTCCGGGTCGCGGTCGTAACGGGACATGCTGGACGCCGCGATGCCCAGCGCTTCGGCGAACTCTCGGGCGCTGCGGTATCCCTTTTCCTCCCGTAGGTCCTTGATGCTCTTCGCCATGGTCTTGTTTCCTCCTCGTGTGTGCGTTCTGTGGTGGAGCGGTGTCTTTCCCGCCGTGAACGGTTCAACACTACGCAACGAATCATACCACCACGCAACGCTTCTAACAACCTCTATCGGCTATTGTACCATATATTTCAACTTCTGTTAGCTCAGGTGGGATTCTGTGTGCTACCCTATGGCACGCGGAAGCAACAGACCGAATCGCTGTTCCACGGAGCGCATCGGAACTTTTGCGGCCGTAGACCTAGTAGCGCCTAGAAGACAACCGAGCATTAGGAGGTACGACATGGGAACCAAGTTCGACGACCTGCCGCTGTTCCTGACACCGCAACAGCTGGCGCAGATAACCGGAGAGCACGTGAACTCGATCCGGCGCGGCATCACGGAGGGCCGCATCCCCGCGGACAAGGTGAACGGACGTTGGCGCATCTGCCGTGACGCGGTGTTCGCCAAGACGAAAGAGGGCCTTCTCTTCGGCGAGAAGGTCGAGTCGTGAGCGAGCGCACGCTGCGCATAGGGCAGATCTGCGAGAAGCGGGGCACCCAGGCGATGATCGCGAAGAAGACGGGCATATCGCGCCCGGCGGTGTCGCGGATCGTGCGTGGACTGGAACCTCCCTACCCGAAGCGCGGCAAGGCTATCGCGGCAGCCGTGGGCTGGGCCGGCGACTGGCGCGAGCTCTTCGAGGAATGCGACGAGGAGGGAGGCCCGATGTGAAGGCCTTGGAAATAGGGCGACCCACAGCCGGAATCTTGGCGGATACGAGGCTGCGGGCCACCGGTAACCAGAGCTCTGCGCTCTGTGCGTGGGATTATAAACCTTGCGGCAACTTCCCCAAAGGCCGGGAGGTGAGCCGATGATCACCGAGACCGACCGCGACAACCTGCGCGAGTACATGCCCGAGCTGCTGAGCCAGCGTTTCGGCATAACGGATCTGCGGAGGTCCTTCCGCTGCCCGTCGCCCAACCACGACGACCGCGACCCCTCCGCCCACTACTACGAGAACGACCACAGCGTGCACTGCTTCGGGTGCGGAAAGACCTGGGACGTGTTCAGCCTGATCGGCGAGCTCGACGGCATAGACGGATTCGCCGAGCAGGCCAGGGCCGTGGCGGATGCCGTGGGCTACCGGCTGTCGGATGACGACGATCCCAAGCGGCCGAGACAACGGCCCAAGCGCAAGCCAAGGCCTCTCTTCGACAAGCCGCGCGAGGCCGGCGGCGCCGACTGCGCCGAGGCGTGCGGAAACGCCTTCGGGCAGCTCTACTGCGCCGAGAACGACATCGGCCGGCGCTACCTGCGCTGGCGCGGCCTGGACGACGGCGACGCGGCGACCTTCGGCCTGGGCTTCACCAAGGACCCGAGGGAGATCATGCCGGAGTTCCGCGTGTACGAGCCCAAGGCCTTCGGCTTCATCACCATACCGTTCTGGAACAAGGACTTCTCGACGGCAAACTACTGCATGGTGCGCACCGTCTGCAAGCCCGGCGACGCGCGCAACAAGGAGTGGCGGCCGCGCGGGCTGGCGACGCCCCTGTGGTGCGAGTGGCTCCTGTCCATCGGCGCCGACCAAGTCTACGTGACCGAGGGGCTGATCGACGCGATGGCGCTCGCCAAGATCACCGGCGGCGACACCATGGCCCTGGGCGGAGTGTCGAACGCCAAGCGCCTGGCGCAGGTGCTCTACGCAACGCCTCCCGAGCTCAGGCCGAAGAAGATCACCGTGGCCATGGACGAGGACGACGAGGGCCACAGGACCCGCGACAAGATCTGCCACGACCTGGACGTGCTCAAGGTTCCCCATGCCGTGATGCCTGCCTACCCGGGCGGCGCCAAGGACGCCGACGAGTACCTCATGGCCATGCGCGGCAAGGAGTGGGAGTTCTACAAGAGGCAGGGCTCGGTGGCCACCGACTACCCGCTTTGGTACACGAGGTGGCTGTAGATGGGAGCGAACAAGGACGCATACATGCACGACGTGGAGGCCGCGAACGACGCGGCCTCCGTCGTCTCCGAAGATATTGCGGCAACAAAGGGCTTTGCATCGGCCCTGCCGCCCTTCCAGCAGGCGATCGTGCTCCGCGACGAGCTGCCCGAGATGCCGGCGGAGGTGATCGAGGGCGTGCTTCTGGAGACGCACAAGATGCTGCTGACCGGGCCCTCCAAGGCGGGCAAGACGTGGTGCCTCATCAACCTGGCCGTGAGCGTTGCGACCGGCGGCTGGTGGATCGACTTCAAGTGCGCACAGCGCAAGGTGCTCTACGTGGACCTGGAGACCGACCCGAGGACGCTGCAGAAGCGCGTGTCCCGCGTGGCCGAGGCCAAGAGCGCCGACGCCCAGGCGGTGCGCGAGAACCTGGTGCTTTGGCCCCTGCGCGGCAAGTCCTGCTCGCTTGAGGAGATCGCCGCCGAGCTCTTCGTCCGCTGCAGGGCGGGCGACTTCGGCATGGTGATCATCGACCCGGCCTACATGGTGCAGGACGGCGACGAGAACAACGCCAAGGACATCCGCGAGTTCTTCGCCAAGCTCGACGAGATCTGCGTGAACCTTGAGTGCACCGTCGTGATTTCTCACCATCACAGCAAGGGCGCACAGGGCCTGAAGAGCGCGATCGACCGTGGCAGCGGCTCCGGCGTGTTCGGCCGCGCCCCCGACGCGGTGCTCGACATGACCGAGCTGATCCTGGAGCCCGGCACGCTGGAGATGGCGCGGCAGTCGCACAAGCTGGCCGAGGTGAAGCGGCTGACCGGCTGGCGGATGTCGTTCACCCTGCGCGAGTTCGCCCAGAAGGACCCGCTGGACCTGTGGCTGGTCTTTCCCCTGCACGAGGTTGACCACACCGACCTCTTGGCCGACTGCAAGCCCAACTACGGCGGCGTGAGCGAGGCGCGCAAGCTGCGCACCGAGGCCGAGAACCTTGGCAAGGTGGCCTCCCTTGAGGGCGTGTGCGACCGGCTCATCGGGCGCGGCGAGAGCTGCGAGCGCGACGAGCTGCGCAAGTCGCTTGGATGGAGCCTTCCCACCGTGCGCCGCTGGCTCGAGGAGTCCAGCCGCTTCGAGCAGACGCTCGACCCGAAGACCGGCAAGGCGCTGATCGTTCGCACGGCCGTGAATGATGCGGCAACTTCTGGCTCTTCCGGCGAGGCCCCGGACAGCGGAGAGGAGGCGCAAGGTGTCCTTCCCATTGCCTGAAAGGGTGCAAATTTGCATGTTTAAGGGGGGTAAAGAAACCCTTATATATAGAAATTTTTGTGGGGAGGGGGATGTGTGTCGGGGACAGGACGCCCCGACCACACACCCCCGCACCCTTCCCGTGAGGCCTGAGGGGGTCAAAGGCTTTCACCCGACCTTTCACCGTGGGCGGTGGCCGTCGTGAGCGCGAAGGTCTGGCACGAGTGGACCATGCGCGAGATCGACGTGATGCGGGCCAACGGGCACCTGGGCGTGGAGGCCGTTCACGACGCCCTGCTGCGCGAGTGCGGCACCGACCGCTCGGTCCGATCCATCGAGAGCCAGGCGAGCCGATGCCACGTGAGCCTTCGCGTACAGCAGGTGTGCCCGGAGTGCGGCGTCGTCGGCGTGCGCCTGAACAGGCAGAGCGGTATGTGCCCCAAGTGCACCGAGCTCATGCACCTGAACGAGGAGCTGGCCTTCAACGAGACGCTGCAGCGCGAGCGAGAGGAGAAGGCCGACGAGGCCGAGGTGGCCGCGATACGGCGTGAGCGCGACCGGATGCGGCAGCGCAACAGCCGCCTGTGCCGCAAGTTCGGGCTCAAGAGCAGGCGCGACCGAAAGTGAGGGTGCAAAGGGTGCAAGGTTTCGGCCTTTGCACCCTTTCACCCCCTGTCCGCCCGAGTTTGTGACGCGCTGGGAGCATGCCACCCTGAGGAGGTGGCTACCATGCCCGCGAAGTTGAAGCTTACATACGCGCTCGTGGAGCAGATCGTCGAGCTCAAGCGCGACGGACTTTGCGACGCTGACATCATCGCCGCGATCGGCGTGCACCAGGCGACGTTCTACCGCTGGCTGAAAGAAGGCGAGAACGCCAAGACCGGGGTGAAGCGCGCGTTATACGAAGAACTAAAAAAGGCCGAGGCCCAGTACAAGAGATGCCTGCTCACGACCATCAAGTCGGCGGCCGAGAGCCGGGCGCAGTACTGGACCGCTGCCGCCTGGCTGCTCGAGCGCAAGTACCCCATGGAGTACGGCAAGATGGAGCGCAAGGCCGAGGAGGCCGACAACGCGCCTGTGCAGCTGACCCTCGGTCTCGTCATCGAGCCCATGGCTGACGACTCCGACGGCGAGGCCGGGGATCGTGATGCGAATGGCGACTAACGTCTCCGACTTCGTCATCCCGCGCTTCCACCCGGTGCTCGGCGACGTGATGGCGCACGGCCACACGCACTACTGGCTGCCGGGCGGGCGCGGCTCGACCAAGTCTTCCTTCATCAGCATCGCGATCGTCCTTCTCGTCATCGCAAACCCGAAGGCCAACGCGGTGGTGGTGAGGCGCTTCTCCAACACCTTGCGCGACTCGGTGTACCAGCAGATACAGTGGGCAATCGAGGTGCTGGGGTTGGAGGGCGTCTTCCGCTGCCGCGTCTCTCCGATGGAGATCACCTACACCCCTACCGGGCAGCGCATCGTGTTTCGCGGTGCGGACGACCCCCTCAAGTTGAAGGGCGTGAAGTTCACCAAGGGCTATTGCAGCGTGGTGTGGTTCGAGGAGCTGGACCAGTTCGAGGGCGTGGAAGCCGTGCGAAGCATTCTCAACTCTCTTCGCCGTGGTGGCGATAGGTTCTGGATCTTCTATTCCTACAATCCGCCGAAGACGATGTGGAGCTGGGTGAACGTGGAGCGCCTAGAGCGCATTCGGCGTGATGACACGCTGGTGCGTGGCTCTTCTTACCTGGACGTGATTGATTCTCACCCTGACTGGCTGGGCGCACCCTTTGTCGAGGAGGCGGAATACCTGCGCGACACGAACGAGAAGGCCTGGCGCTGGGAGTACCTGGGCGAGATAACCGGGACCGGTGGCGCCATCTTCGACAACGTGCACGAGGCGAAGCTTTCCGACTCTCGCATCCGCACCTTCCAAAGGATTAGGAACGGCGTGGACTGGGGCTGGTTCCCGGATCCGTGGCGCTTCGTGCGCTGCGCCTGGGAGCCTGACGCGCGGCGTCTTCTCATCTTCGAGGAGCATTCGGCGAACAAGATGATGCCGGCGGAGACCGGGCGCATAGTGGTCGATTCTCTCACCTTCCCAGACGAGGTGGGCGGCGAGCCCTACTTCCATGACCAGATCATCTACTGCGACGACACGCCTGACAGCAAGGTACAGATGAACGTGTGGCGGCGCGAGCTCGGGCTTCGCGTGCATGCGGCGCGCAAGGCCAGGATGCGCAGGCTTTCTTACGAATGGCTGGCGGGGCTACGCGAGATCGTCATTGATAGCGAGCGATGCCCCTTGACCTTCTCCGAGTTCACCTTGAAGGAGTTCGAGAGGGACAAGGAAGGCAACTGGATAGACGAGATCCCGGATGGCAATGACCACAGCATCGACGCGGTGAGATACGCGATGCTCGACGACGTATTGCGAGGTTAGGACATGGCTCTTATCGGCGCCCTTCTCATCATCTTCGTCATTGTCGGCATCTTCACGTTGTTTGAATTCTTGCGGCTGCTGGCGTGTGCTTTGGTTACCTTGGCTCTTCTCGCCCTTATCGGCGCCTGAGCCTTCGTGACTAGAGCAGGCGGAAGTGGTCGCCCCAGGCGGTTACGAGCATGTCCCTCACGGCCTTCTCGACCGCCTCTTTGTGCCTCGGCTGGATGAGGAACATGTAGTAGCGTTGCGAGACCTTCTCGAACTTCAATGCCAGGCCTGATGCGCCGGTGAGGTCTTCTCTTCTCAAGAGCTTCTCGAGCTGATCCGTGTAGAAGGGATCCTTCCGCCTGGCCTTATGCTGGTAATAGACGACCGTGGAGCCTTGGGCGTAATAGGCAGCGAGCTCTTCGGGCAGAACGTACTTGTTCTCCTTCGGCCTACCCTTGGCGGAAGGCACGACCAAACCGTTGTCTGGATCCACGCAGACGATGTCATTGTCGGCCATTTTACTGAGCGACTTTTCGAACCACTCGGCACGGTCATCGATCCTCTTCGCCTTCTTCTTCCCTCTGAAATCAAGGCAGTCGGAGAAGAACGTGGCGCGCAGGATGTCGTCGTCCTCCATGTAGCGCACTTCTCGGTTTTCTCCATCGACGATCGCCTTGAGACCAAGCCAAAGGCCAGGATCACATGCGCGGTATTTCTCCTGCTTGAGGTAGTCCACGTGGCGGCCGTCGGTGTTGTGCGTCTCGTCCGGCGTGAGGTACCAGTTGAGCCCGATCGAGAGCCCTGCGGCCTGCAACGCCCTGAGCAGCCCTAGCTTGCTGAAATCGCCAATGTCGCCTGTGTATCTGTTCTGCATGGTCTTCTTCCTCAGCACTTCTTCTCTCGGCATTTTAAGGCACGAGGTTTGTTGTGACATGCGCGGACACTTCACCTTGCCTATTCGCACGGTTGAAGGAGGTTTCCGCATGAGCACGAATGGCTTGGACGAGTACTGGGTGCCGGAGCACGTGAAGGATTACTTGCGCAAGCTCGGGTTTGTCCTTCCCCTGGATGACATGGAGCCCTGGATTAGATTCTGGGACGACTGGATGAGCGCACGCGGGGAGTTTTACGACTATAGGGACAAGGACGGGATGGGGCGCGTGTATGCCGTTCACCGTAGAAGCATTCATCCCGCAATGCGCGTCTGCAAGGAATGGGGTTCTCTTCTCCTCAACGAGGAAGTCAAGGTTGTCTGCGATAACCAGAAGGCAACCGACTGGATCAACACGTTCTTCTCTTCCACCAACTTCATGAACGCGGCGCAGGCGACTGTCGTACGTGCCTTTGGGCTCGGAACCGGGGCCTGGGCATTGTGGCTCGACCTGGACAAGAGGAAGGTACGCATTAGGCACTACGACGCGCGCATGGTAATCCCGCTCTCATGGGACGAGGACGGGATCTCGGAGTGCGCCTTCGTCACGCGGGCCTTCTACCGTGGCAAGGCCGTGGACCAGCTGCAGATGCACCTGCGCGGTGGTTCATCTTCCCACGAGAACGAGGAAGCTCTTCTCGCCCATGGAAGCGAGGAGACGTACAGGATCGTCACCGTCTGCTTCGACCATGAGGGAAACGAGCTCGCGCCTGCGGGCATCCTCCCGGTCTACGACACGGGATGTCCTTTCCCAACCTTCGGCATCGTGAAGCCGGCCGTCACCAACACGCGCGTGGACATGAGCCCCTATGGGCAGAGCGTGTTCGCGGACGCGGTAGATGCGGTCCAGGCGGTGGATCTCACCTTCGACGCTCTTATCAACGAGATCGATCTGAGCAAGATGAGGGTGTTCTTGTCGGACGTTCTTTTCGACAGGGAGCAGGATGGCAACAAGAACGTCACCATCCCGTTCGGCAAGCAGGACTGCACCGTGTTCCGCAAGGTCATGAGCACGGAGGACACGATCCAGGAGTTCGCGCCGGCGCTGCGCACCAGCGGCCAGATCGAGGCTTTCCGCGTTGCCCTGCAGATGCTTGGAGATCTCACGGGCTTCGGCATCAACTACTTCGACATGGACGAATCCCGTGGGTACGTGAAGACGGCCACCGAGGTCTCGTCTGACAACTCGGCCCTCATGCGCAACATCCGCCGGCACGAGAACAGCCTGGAGGGCTCGATCGTCTCGATAGCGAAAGCAGTCATGCACGCGTCGCGATCCTTCGGCGAGTCCATCCCCGGCGAAGGCGAGGTCCATGTCCAATTTGATGACAGCATCATCCAGGACACGGCCGCAGAAAAGGAGCAGGACATGCGCGAGGTGGGCGTCACCATGGGCGCCTGGGAGTATCGGATGCGCTGGTATGGGGAGGAAGAGTCTGTCGCACGCGCCAGGGCGGCCGAGATCGGCACGGGCAAGGGTGAGGGCAAGGAATGAGAGATCTACTCGGCCTCGAGCTCGATCCTCTCGTCGTCGCGCACGAGCTCGACCTTGTAGCCGCACGCCTGGGCGATCTGGACGAGGGTGTCGGTGCGCGGATAGCTCCCACGGGATATCAGGGCGGAGAGGTACATGCGGGACTTGCCGAGGGCCTGGGAGACGCCCACGACGCCCTGGCCGCTCTTCTCGCACATGTGCTTGACGGCATCGGTGATCCTCATGCCCTGGCTCCTCTCGTCCGGTGTTCCCATACAGTCTATCCCAGCTGGGAGGGATTAGCAATATGTAATCTCTGTGAAGGGGTGATTAGCACTTGATAATACTCTGGCCTGGGCTTATCATATTATCAGTTGCTAATCTCTACCGATTGGAGGACACCATGACCACCGCGAACGCCACAGCCTTCAAGCTCCCCGACCTGGACACCGTCTACCACTGCGAGGAGCTCGGCCCCATGACCCTGGGCCAGATGCTCGACGGCGTGGATCCTGACCTGGTGCCCTCCGACCAGACCATGTACGAGGACCTGCTATGGGCCTTCGGCGCCTGGGACACGCTGGAGCAGATGAACGCGGCGATGGCCACGAGGGTCTACGTGGCGGATCCTGACGGCATGGTGGGCTTCCGCCTGGTGAAGTAGCCACAAGCACGAGCACAAAGGCATACGAGCTCTCCGGGGACGGCCTGCGGGCCGTCTCCTGCCGTCTGGGGCCCGGGGATCCGTGACGGCCGACACGGGCACGGTGATCGCCGCAGCCGCCACCTCTGCCGCCGACGGTGCGCACAAGCCACGCAAGCGCACGACCCCAAAGCGGTAGCGCCATGGGCAGGGGTGCCGTGGGGCGCGCGAGGGAGGGCCTGCCATGCGGGCAGCGGGCGGCCCGGTAACGCTGCAAGGCGCCAGCGCACAAGGGGGTGCGGGCGCGGGCGGCTGAGCCCTGCCCGGCGAACAGACGCGGGCCATGCTGGGCAGTGCCGACGTCAGCGTCACCGCCCGGCCGCGCTCCACGCTCTGCGTGAACAGCTCGCTGTCGCCGTCCTTGAAGCGCACGCGACCGCACCCCCTTGTGCGCTGGCGCGAGGCCGGAAGCCTGGGCGTGGGCGTGGTTGAGCCCGCCGCGAAGAGCAGACCCGCGCAAGCGGGGCTGCGATGAGCCGGGCGAAACCACGGCCACGCCCAGGCTGGAGGCCGACCCGGGAGACTTGCATGCCGCCCGCTGCCCGCATGGCAGGCCCGACCCGCGCCCCACGGCACCCCTGCCCATGGCGCGGCCCAACCCTCGATGAGCCTGCGCTTGCGTGGCTTGTGCGCACGGCCCGGCGGCAGATTAAACCAACTATGGCTGACTGCCCGAAACGGATGATCGGCTTACTTATCTGCCACATGTCTTTGAGATGACAACAATGCCGCCATATAAGTCAACAGTTTGCGCAAGGAGACAGAACATCTCACGGGGAACAAAGAGTACCACGTGATTGCTGGTAAAATGTCACCTTGTGGAATCGCGACTCAGGATGTGACTGATTATGCAGCTTGTTTTATCGAAGGACTTCATCAACAGAGCTTGCCGTGCTCTTGAGGAAAGGCGCAGCCATGAGCAAATCATTATGTACATGGCAGTCCTAAAACAGCGAACTGAAAACACTGACGCCAAACCGCTGTCAACAGACACGATGTATGAAGACTTGCGCAGATGGCTTAATGTCCCCTCCAACGGCGAGATCTCCTACTACAGACCATTCACCTCCCGTGGCGATAACTTCTGGATGAATAGCAATCTTGCTGGCAGCTTTGCCCCTAGTTCGCTTCGGAGCGATAGAAAACGGCTGTTTTATAACAGCGACGACTCGCTTAAAGTGCCTACGCCCGAGGAAGTAAGCGATACTCTATTGAAGGGCAAATCCTCGAGTCCTCTTGCATGCTGGGCAACGGCTGGGTTTATATTCAGAAATGCACTCTTCTCCTCTCAAGACGGAACAGAAGGACTAGACGATCTCGTCAGCTTTTTCAAGAAACACTTTGGAATTGCTGATAACGAGGAAGATTACTCTCTCGTTTTCGATGATGGACTGCCCGATGGCGTAGACGATGTTTTCGAGGTGGTATCCGACATCGGTTATTCAGGCGAACTGACGATAAGTGATCAAGATTACCGAACTCTCGATAGCGACGATCTTGGGCTGAAAAAGAAAAGCGACTCATCTGCCGAAAGCGCAGGTCCTCTTGCCACCGATAACAGCGAAGAGGCTGACAGACTTGACGAGATCGAGAAGAGAATCGTTGAAGCGCTCGAACTCTACTCTGGGGTAATTCTTTCCGGTGCGCCGGGAACATCCAAGTCCTACTACGCAGAGAGAGTTGCAATCGCGCTGACTGACGGCGACTACGAACGAATGAGATTCACTCAGTTTCACGCCTCCTATCAGTTCGAAGACTTCATTCAAGGATACGTCCCAGACCCCGATCGAGGGTCTTTCAAGCAGAAGGACGGTATTTTTCTCAGCCTTTGCAAAACGGCGCTTGAAGACCCCGGCAACTCGTACGTCATTATCATCGATGAGTTGAGCCGTGGTGACTCGTGTCGCGTTTTCGGCGAAGCATTGACCTACATCGAGAAATCAAAACGCGGGAAGTACTTCTATCTTCCTTCCGGAGAACAGATGACTGTGCCTGCGAATGTCTACATCATCGCAACGATGAACCCGATAGATCGCGGCGCAGACGAAGTCGATGTCGCTTTCGGACGGCGTTTCGCGACGATAGACATGGAGCCCTCAAGTAAGATTCTCGAATCGCGACTTATCGAGAACAATGTAGACGGTGTCCTCAGGGGCCAGATACTTCAGTGGTTCGCAAGCACAAACGCTATCTGCGAGCGGCACCATCTTGCAGGAGTCGGTCATGCTTATTTCTGGAACGTTAGAGACATCGAGTCTCTCAGAAGGGCATGGGAATATCAGGTAATCCACCATCTTAGGCGATCATTCGGTCTTCATGTCAACGAACGCGATAGCGTAGAGACGCGCATGAACGAAATACTGGGGTAAGCCGCATCATGGGCATTATCAGGGTTCGGGAATACGGACAGGTACCATACTTTAAAGTGCTCGATATGATGGAGACCTCCGATGAGAGCAGGATTGCGCTTAGCATCGAACCTGGGACACTGGCTTCAAAGTATATCCAGTTCGAAAAGCAGCGTATCGAAGGTGGCGGATACCGCGATTGCATCGTCCCGACGCATCTTATCGGGCTGCTTCCATTAAATGCAGACGTTGCGCTTTGGGTGGAGCCAAAGGTGCCAATAGGCAATCTTGACTACATCGTGAAGAAGTACGGAGGCATCGTCCCAGACAGCTTCAAGTGCCTCCGCGGCTATATGCAGTCCGAGCTAGACTCCGAACAGCTTCACGGGTATATCGTTCAATCCTTTCTAAATGCGGTTAAGGAGATTCGTGAAAGCGGCGTGCTTCGTCAGTACGTGCGCCTTGAAGACGATAGCGGAACCTTGTCTGGAAGCATCAACTTCAATCGCTCTGTGGGAAAGTTCTTTGCACGTGGTATGGGGTACCGCGTTTCTTCCCGACGGTTCGACAAGTCCTCCTTCATCGAACCCAACATCTGTATTAAATATGCACTCGACTACCTGGCCGCCGACAAAACTATCAATGGCAGGCAGCTCGTAGACGTGTTCGACCTGGTTTCATACTTCGAATTTCAAGCGGGCATAGGGAATGTGACGGAACGCCCCTCGTTCGGCATCGCCAGCATGAGCATCCCTCAGACTAAGGCCGCATATCTGAACGCCATCGTACTAGCCGAGACTCTCACTGCTGGCAAAAGCATAGATCTTGCGACGGAATCGGGCGACATCGCCATGAGTAACGTTGCCATCGACATGAGCGATACCTTTGAAAACTATATGCGGTGCATCCTCATGGAAGCATCTTGCGAGGGGTGGCGAGCGCTTGACGGGAACAAGCTTGAACCGAAGATAGCTTTATATGAGCAAAGAAAACTGCTTGAACCCTATGGCGGCCTTATCGAAGACGTGAGTTCTTCCAATCTAGGCAACGATATGGACCCCGACATTCTATTCGAGCTTAAGCGCGGCGGATACATGATTGCCGATGTAAAGTACAAACCCATCAGCGGCTCGTTCTCTGCCACCAGGCAAGACGCTGAGCAGGTGGTCACTTATGCAGCACGAATCGGCTCCAAGCATGCACTGACGATACACCCATGCAACGAGGGACAACAGTCTGGACTGTACTACGCAGGCAGCATCGGCCCTGTCGATGTATTTTGCTACCTATTCGACCTCGCTTCGGCAGATATGGCAAGCGAGGAGAAACGTCTCGTGCAGGCGATTAACCTACTCGCTATGAATGACGACCTCTTTGGATAGCCTTTCATCGAAGATGGGTTGCAGGTCTACGCCTATGGAGTCGCGACCAAGCTCCTTCGCCACCTTCAATGCTGTTCCGGTGCCAACAAACGGATCCAGCACGACAGCTCGCTTTAGACCATCATGGCCGCACGTGGTTTCCCAACCTGCCGTTTCCCATGGGGCGAAAGTGAATTCGCGGAAATACCCGCCGAGAATCTCCTTCGCTTCGGTTGCAAGCTCAACTACGCTCTGGGCGCTGCGACCCGTACCGTTCTGGAATCTCGTTGCTTTGCCGACGTCGGAAATTCCAAACGCCTGAATGGCTCTTATATGGTCCTTGGACAGGCCGGCTTCTCTTGCTATCTCCATAGCACGTCTTGCCTGGGGGCGGCTCTCGTCCAGCTGGGTAGATCTTGCCAAGGTGCGGATTACCGGCTTATGGCACTCGCTGCAGACCGCCTCTGGGCAGCCCAGAATAATGGCTCGTCTTACCAGCTCCCTGGGGAAGGGGGCTAGATGTGACGACATGCTCCTGTCTGGAGCGAAAGTCCATACGTCGCTCGGGGTTGCATCTGTCCCGAGATATTCACGATAGGCCTGTGTGTCGTAGAAGTACGTCTTACTTTTCGTAAGATGGATGATGTACTCGTAACGGCACGCTAGTCGGTCCTTCGCAGGTTCCGGCATACCTGTCGGCTTCGCCCAGATTATCCGATTGCGGCAAAGCCAGCCTGAATCCTTCGCCGCCTCTTCGAGCATCCCCGGTATGTTAAGTAGTGACTTTCCGTAATAGCTGTCACCAACATTTAGAAACAGCGAGCCTGTCTTCTTTAGAACGCGTTGCCACTCTTTTAGGCAGTCAGACATGCGCTCGATATAGCCCTCTGGAGTCTTTTCGTTTCCAATCTGTCCGTCAAAGCCATAATCACGCTTGTTCCAATACGGCGGAGACGTGACGATGAGATCGACGGATTCGTCGGGGATCGGAATGGCGTCGGCCGACGTAATGTACACGTCGCTCCTGGCCTCCCTTTCGAATGACATCTCATCTAATGACAGGTACTTCATCATCACTTCCGTGTTGACCGACAAACAGCAAACAGGAGCAATTATAGACCTCATCATTTCGCTCGTCGAGGGGTTTCCAGAAAGCGACTCAACACAAACACCCAAAAGGCCGAGCTTGTGACACGCTGCGACGATGCCCGTACCGGTAAAGGTGCGGGCATTGTTCGTGTTTACCCGCCTTATCTCGTTCGTCAACATCGGCGAGCGCGCGGGCAGCGGTTTGGCACCATCGAGGGGGGCTGGACGGCAGACGGCTACCCCGCGCCGGCCTACGACGTGGTCTACGGGCCCGACCGCACGACGCTTCCGGTCGTCTCCGCCGATTCGACCGGCGATCGAACGGGAAAAGCGGCCGGCAGGCAATTAAACGCAAACGAGCAAGCTGCTTTCAATCTAGCAGTGGAAACCGGTAGGGTCACGACGCGAGGCGCTGCCGAGGCGACCGGCTTGAGCAGGCAAGCGGCATCGGCGCTGCTCAAGAGGCTCGCGGACCGTGGGCTTCTAACCTGGCACGGCAAATCGCCTAAAGACCCACGGCAATACTACACCGCCTCTACTGACAAGCAGGGTTTGCAGTAGGCTTTACAGTGGCTTTGCAGTAAATTGCGCGGCTGTATGACATGGACGGGAGTGCGACTTGCCGCCTTACCCAAGTGTGCCCGCAATGCCGACGAAGCCCATCGTCACGACGAGGACGACGAGGATGACCACGACGCGGGATGCCAGGACGCGGCGCTTGCTCATTCGCTCGCTGGCGCGGGAGAACGCGATGGAGAGCATGACGTAGCCGACCATGCCCCAGACGGCAATCCAACGGCAGACGGTTGTAGCCATGGGCGGCAAGTCGAACAAGCCGGCCATGCCGATCGTGACGGCGACTATTGCGGCGATGGCGCATGCCACGGCGGCGAAGTAGAGCCGAAGCGACAGCCTATCCTCGGTTTCGCGCTTCGACTGCACGTCCTCGTCACTCACAAGGGAGTCGATGGTAACGCCGAATTCGTCGGCTATGAGCTTCAGGCTGTCCACACCCGGCCAGCCCTTGCCGGTCTCCCATTTGCTCACCGCCGTGCGCGTCACCAGCAGCTTGGCGGAGAGCTCGTCCTGTGTCATTCCCGTGTCGGTGCGCAGCTTGCGAATCTTCTCGCCGATTTCCATGGTGTCTCTTATCGTCCGGTCGGCCGAATTCTACCCTACGAACCTAGTACGGCGAACGCGTTTAGTCACGACACCATTCGTCACTCAGCATGTGAGCTGCGGTTTCGCAGCGAGGCTGCAGATGGCGCAAATGATGGGAAGATATTTCGACAGGAATTTTGCGGAGGGCCGCACATTTCGGGCGGCCCTTACGTTGTAGTAGGTAGAGGAGGTGATTGGGCTTGCCGAGGAACAACCCTGAGAGCCTGGGTCCGGACCGGGCGCGGGAGATAGCCGAGGAGTGCTATGGCGAGGTGCTGGCGTACTGCAGACGCCACGCTCCCGCAGGGCACGAGCCGGCCGACCTCGCACAGGAGACGTTCCTGCGCTTCGTGCGTGCGCAAGGCTACGCCGAGCGCGGCAGACCCATCGCCTACCTCATGCGGGTGGCGAGGAGCGTGTGCGTGGACGCGAGCCGCAGCAAGCGGCTTGAGACGGTGGCGCTCGACTTCGACGTGGAGGACGTGCGCGACGAGGGCAGCGGCATCGAGGTCGGCGAGGCGCTGGCCAAGCTGCCGGACGACCTGCGCGAGGCCGTGGAGCTGCGCTACGGCTCCGGCCTGGAGGTGAACGAGGTCGCCCGCGCATTGGGCGTCAGCCGCTTCGCCGTGCGCAGGCGCATCAACGCGGCGCTCAGGCTGCTCGAAGGCGAGCTGGGGGAAGGTGGTATCGATGGGTGAAGTTGACAGGGCCCGCTTGAAGGTCGCGCTCTCGCGGCACTACGCGGCGCAGCGCAGCGAGGCGGCCGGCGCAGATATGGATGCGCTCGTGACTGCCATGCTTGCCGAGGACGCCCGCATGTGCAGGGCCGACACGCGCCAGGCGATGGGCATGCCGTCCTTCGTAGCTGCACAGGTGCGCTACATCCCCGCATGGACGTGGGCGGCGCAGATCGCCTGCGTGGCGGCGATGGTGTGGCTCGCCTGCTCGGTAGGCGACGCCGACCCCGTGCGCTGGGTGGTGGGGGCGTTGTCGGCGCTCTCGGTGCTCGTGTGCGTGCCTACGCTCCACGCCAGCAGGCGCCACGGGGTCGCGGAGCTGGAGTACTCCTGCTGCTTCGACGCGACGGGCGTGCTCATTGCGCGGCTCGTCGTGATGGGCTGCTCGTGCTCGCTCGTGGTGGCGCTCATGGTGGCGGGGACGTCGGCCGCCACAGGCCTCGGGGCGCTCGACGTGGCGCTCTGGGCCTGCCCGCCGTACTTCCTCTCCTGCGCGGGGTCGCTCGCGCTCATGAGGAGGGTTCGGCCGGATGTGGCAGCGGTCGCCTACTTCGCCTGGGCCGCCCTGTGCTGCGGGGCGCTGCTCATGCTCGGGCACGCCTGTCCCGACGCCTACGCGGCCTCGTCGCTGGGCACCTGGGCCTTCGCGGCGGCGCTCGCGCTCGCCTGGCTCGTGCGCGAGGCGGCGCTCACCGTGCGCTCGGCGGCCGCCGGGCTCGACTCCTTCGCCCCGCAGCTCGCTAATACCTACAACTAGGACCTGAAAGGGACACATCACATGGAACTGACATTTGACCGGCTTAGCAAGCAGTTCGGGGCGAGGATCGCCGTGGACCGCGTGTCGGCCACTCTCACCCCCGGCGTCATCGGGCTTCTCGGCGCCAACGGCGCTGGGAAGACAACGCTCATGCGGATGGTCTGCGACGTCCTGCGGCCCACGGGCGGGCAGATCCTGCTCGACGGGCGCGACGCGACCTCCCTCGGCGACGAGTACCGGGCGCTGCTCGGCTACCTGCCGCAGGACTTCGGGTACTACCCGGACTTCTCGGCGCTCGACTTCATGCGCTACATGGCCACGCTCAAGGGCTTTTCCAGCCGCGACGGGCGGGCCCGCAGCATGCAGCTTCTTGAAGAAGTCGGTCTGGCCGACGACGCCAAGCGCAAGGTGAAGACGTACTCGGGCGGCATGAAGCAAAGGCTCGGCATCGCCCAGGCCATGCTCAACGACCCGGCGATCCTGGTGCTCGACGAGCCGACGGCCGGCCTCGACCCCAAGGAGCGCGTGCGCTTCCGCAACCTCATCGCGGGATTTGCGCAGGACAAGATCGTGATCCTGTCCACCCACATCGTCTCGGACGTGGAGTTCATCGCGAGCCGCATCCTCGTGATGCGCGCCGGGCAGTTCGTGATGGACGGCACGCCCGAGGAGGTGGTGGCGCAGGCCGCCGGCAAGGTGTGGGAGTGCCACGTGCCGGCGCACCAGGCCGAGGCGATGTCGGCCTCGCTCGCCGTCGCCAACGTGCGCTACGCGACGGACGGCCATGCCGTGGTGCGCGTGGTGGCCGACAACGCCCCCACGCCCGACGCCAAGCCCGTCGAGCCCAACCTGGAGGACCTCTACCTGCACGTCTTCCAAGACGTCGCGACGAAGTAAGGAGCACGTACCATGTGGACACTCATACAGTTCGAGCTCAGGAAGATCCTGGACAACCGCGCAGGCATGATCGCCTGCCTGCTCGCGCTCGCCGCCGTGGTGGGGCTGTCGGCGCTGAACCTGCTGACGTTCGGCATGCGCGACTACGACACCGGCGAGTACGTGACGGGTATCGCAGCCCAGCAGGCGTACAGGGCGGTTGAGGAGACGCATGCCGGCACGCTGGACGACGAGCATGTCGCAGCCGACGCGGCGGCGCTCGGGCGGGCCAACCAGCTCGCCGACGAGACCCCCGGCTTCTACGAGCTATCAAGCGAGCAGATCATCGAGCGCTACGGCCTCGGGTTCTGGCAGCAGTCAATGGGAGCTTTGCAGCAGAACTACTACATGGAGGTCGTGGGCACGCTCGACTCCGGCTACGGCGGACGCGCGACGAGCCTGAAGGAAGGGGCTCTGGCACGCCTCGACGGCGCCTTCGAGGCCGGCTTCATGAACTATTTCCCGTACAGCGACGCCGAGCAGGACTTCTGGCAGGCCAAGGTCGAGGCCATATCGTGGCCCGTGGAGTACGGCTACGCCGGCGGGTGGAAGAACGCCCTCAACTGGTCGAGCTTCCTGGGATTGTGCATCGTGGCGCTCTGCATCGCGCTTTCTGGCACCTTCGCGGGAGAGTATCAGGCGCGCACGGCGGCAGTAGTGCTGCCCACCCGGCGCGGCAAGCGGGCGCTGCCGGTGGCCAAGGTGGCGGCAGCGGGCATCTTCGCGACGGCGTACTGGTTCGTCTGTGCGGCCGCCGTCACCGCCATCAACGTGGGGATATGCGGAGCTGAGGGCTGGGACTTGCCCTTGCAGGTGGCGTTCGGCTTCGGGAACCCCTATCCGTTCACCATCGGACAGACGGTCCTCGCGCACGTCGCGCTCGGTTGGCTCGTGTCGATGGGCATGGCGGCGCTCACGCTGCTGCTCTCCGCCAAGATGCGCTCGACCATGCCGGTCGCAGTGATCCCCATGGCCGTGGCCTTCCTGGGACTGTTCGCGCTCTTCATTACGCCGCTCGCCAAGGTGGCATCCCTCACGCCCATTGCCGCACTCGACTACGCCTTCGCGCGGATAGCGTCTTACGCGGCGGGACCGGTTGTGCTCGACCTGCCCGCGCTGGCAGCTCTGCTCTACGCCGCAATGCTGCTGGTCCTCACGCCTCTGGCCTGCCGCACGTTCAGGAGGCACCAGGCAGTGTAGCGGATCGCCACTTTGGACATAGGAATCGCGACCTTGTGACGCGTTGAGATGATGCCCGTACCGGTTTGGTGCGGGCATCGTTCGTCTTTGCCCGCCTTACGAGACGAAAGGCAGGCAGGACTATGGACGGTGAGACCAATGGCAGCCAGGAAGCCACGCAGGGTCAGGAAGCCAAGGCGCAGGAGCAGCAGCAGGAGGGCACGCAGGGCACCCAAGAGGTGACCGACGGCAACGGTGTCGGCAACGGCACCGACTACGAGAAGCAGATCGCCGAGCGCGACGAGAAGATCGCATCCCTGGAGGCGCCCAGGGAGAATCCGACCGCATCGACTTCAGGCTGCAGCTCGCGGGCGTGCGCAACGTGAAGGCGGCACGCGCGCTCCTTTCCGACCACGACAACGACGTGGACAAGCTCAAGGAGGCCGAGCCCTGGCTCTTCGAGGCCACGGGCAAGCACGCCAAGGGCGGCAGCGCGGGCTCCGGCACGACCGGGCTCCCCAACGCGGGCGCGGCCTCCGACGAGGGCAAGACGCTCAAGCACTGGCGCGAGATCGCGGGACTCACCGACGATGACGACACCAAGAAGGAGGGCTAAGCAATGCCTAGCAACAACATCGCATTCGTACGCAACTACACCTCGGTGATCGACGAGGTGTACCAGAGGGCGTCCGTCTCGGGCGTGCTCAACTCCGGGCGCCGCATGGTGCGCGCCGGGCACAACGCGAAGGAGATCCTGATCCCGAAGATCTCGGTGACCGGCCTCGGGAACTACACCAGAAACGTTGGCTACAAGACGGGCGCCATCACCTACGAGTTCGAGACCAAGACCTTCAACTACGACCGAGGCATCCGACTGTTCGCGGACGTCATGGACGTCGAGGAGGCTGGCGTGAACGACTGCTTCGTGGAGGCCGGCGCGGAGCTGCAGCGCACGCAGGTGGCCCCGGAGGCCGACGCCTTCACCTTCGCGCAGATCGCCTCGCACGCGGGCGTGACCGTGGCGCCGGAGGACCTCTCCGAGGCCACCGCCACCGACATCCTGCAGGCCCTGCGCGAGGTGACGAGCGCCATGGACGAGAAGCAGGTGACGCTGGGCAGCCGCTACCTGTTCATCACGCCGACCCTCAAGGGCGTGCTGGACGACTACTCCTACGCGAACCCCACCATGAGCAACCGCGTGCTGGAGCGCTTCGCCCGCGTCATCGAGGTGCCGCAGGTGCGCTTCTACACGGCCATTGACCTGCTCTCCGGCGACGACGACCAGTTCGGCTACCAGAAGCGCGTAGCGACCTACGAACTGACCACGGACACCGAGGTCGACTCCGGCAAGACGTACTACACCCGCTCGGGGTCCGGCACTTCGGCGAGCCCCTACGTGTACACCGAGGTCGCGAGCCCTACGAAGTCGAACCTGGGGACGTACTACGAGATGACCACCACGCCCGGCCTGGACATCAACTTCATGGTCGTGGAGAAGTCGGCCGTGATCAAGTTCGACAAGCACGTGGCGTCGCGCGTGTTCTCCCCGGACGAGCTCGAGAGCCTGGACAGCTACATGATGAAGTACCGCAAGTACGGCATCGTGGAGCTCTTCGACAACAAGCTCGACGGCGTGTACGTCTCGGCGGCGACGGAGTAGCCGTGGCGTCTTCGGTGACATACGAGTTCTACGTCGACACCTTTGGGGGCGGCCTCTCGGAGGCCGCCTTCGCGGAGTCTCTGCCCATGGCTGACAGTCACGTGAAGTGGCTCTGCGCCGCGAAAGGCGCGACGACCACCTGCAACGTGTTCAAGCGCGCCGTGTGCGCGGCAGTCGACGCCTTCACCGAGTACGGCGCGGGCGAGGTCGGAGGCTTCCAGATCGGCGAGTTCAGCGTGAAGAACTACGCGAGCCAGCAGACGACCGGCGAGGAGCTGGCGACGGCAGCGGCGCTTCGCGAGCTCGGGCTCTCCGGCATGGCGTTCACGGGGGTCTGCTGATGAGGAGCATCCGGCCCATACCGCGCTCGGCGCTGCCCGACGTGATGACCGTGCGCACGCCGCTTGCCGACGGGACCTTCGAGGAGCCGCAGATCATCGCCAACGTGCGCTTCGAGCGGACGCAGAAGGTCTCCGATGACGAGCACCGCTCGGCCGACGCGGGCCAGGGCACGGTGTTCATCGACGCGGTGAACTCCATCGGCGCGTTCGACGTGCCAGCGGGATCGCGCGTCGCGGTGTCGGGGCACTCGATGATGGTGGCCGAGTCGCACGCGTGCTGCGACCTTTTCGGGCGCGTGCACCACTGGGAACTGAAGGTGAGGTGAGCTGGCTTTGCAGCTTTCCTTCTTGGTGGCGAAAGCCCTGCTAGAGGGCGACTTCGCAAGCTACTTCGCAAGTCTTCCGTCGGCGGACGTTGAGCCCGAGCCCATCGTGGTCCGCGAGGGCAGGTTCGAGCGCGTGAGCCGCATGAAGGCCGAGGAGCGCGGGACTGTCACCGTTGCCGTGATGGTCGTGCGCGAGGTGGCGGCTGAGGCCGAGGCCGACGCGATGGCCTGCGAGAAATGGATCCGCCGGTACGGCTGGGAGCCGGTGGCGGAGAACGGCAGCTGGCGCATCGCAGGCCTGGACACCACGGCGCCGACTTTCAAGGAAAGAGACGGGTCCGGGCGCTTCGTCTGGGCCTTCGACGTGATCTTGACGGTGGTTAGGAGCCTATGAGCGACAAGGGCAAGCGCGTGAACGCGAGCGGGCACCAGGCCGAGGCCACGGTGAAGCGTGCGCGGCCGTTCGGCAAGGACGACAAGGCGGCGCGCGAGTCGCAGCGCCGGGCATCGGCCTACGGGCGTGCCAGGGGCAACGCATGAGGTCGATCGTGTACGCGGGGAACGACTTCTCCGAGATCTGCAGCGCGGAGGTCATCGAGCGGGCGGCAAACCCCATAATCGCCGAGGCGATGGCCGTGCCGGGACGCGCCGGTGCCTTGCTGGTGTCGGGCTACATCCCGCCCGTCGACGTGCGGGTGCGCCTGTTCATGGACATGGGCTACAACCCGGGCTTCACCGGCATTGCGCAGATGCGCGGCAAGGTGCGCCGGTGGCTCTCCTGTCCAGGCGGCGGGAGCCTGGTGCTGCCCGACGACCCCGAGGTCGAGTACCGCGACGCGATGCTCGTGGGCGCGTCCGACTGGTCCAACCTCTTCGAGGGCGGCGAGTGCACGCTGACCTTCACCCTGTTCGACCCCATCGGCTGGGGCGCGGAGCGCGTGGAGCGCACGTCGCGCTTCGAGGTGGGCGGCGACTGGCCGACGCTGCCGGAGTTCCGCGTGGTGGCCTCTGCGGGGTCCTATCTGCAGGTTTCGCTTCCCTCCGCCGGCAAGGGCATCCGCGTGGACTACGACTTCGCGGGCGGCGAGGCCGTGGTGATCGACTGCCAGGGCGAGACCGTGCTCATAGACGACGCCGACGCGCGCGACTGCGTCGCCCTGGCGAGCGACTTCTTCGCGCTGGAGCCGGGCGGCTGCATCGTGTCGACCGTGGGCTGCACCTACGTGGAGACGTGCTTCTCCGAGAGGTGGGCCTAGCATGGCGGGCTCGGTGCCGACGCTCTACCGGTTCGACCGCTGGGACGAGCGGATCGGGCTTCTGCGCGTGGTCGGCGAGCTCGTTCACACCGAGGAGCTGAACGGCGAGGACACGATCGAGTTTTCGAGCTACGACGTGCCCATGAAAGGCGACCGACTGCTGTGGCTGGACAACGGCACCTGGCGCGAGCACGTGGTGGTGAGGACCGACGAGCCGGTGGCGGGGCTCTGCAGCGTGTACGCGGAGTCCTCCTTATGCGAGCTGCTGGATGACTTCATCGAGGAGGCGCAACTGGTGAGCAGGACGGCGGCGCAGGCCTTGGCCGCCGTCTTGGCGCCGACGAGGTGGAGCGTCGCGTATTGCGCAAGCCTGGGCACCGCCGGCGCGCTGATCTACCACCAGAACGCGCTCTGGGCGCTTCGGCGCGTGGCCGAGGTGTGGGGCGGCGAGGTGACGCCCATCATCACCGTCGCGGACGGGCGCGTGGCGTCGAGGGCGATCCGTCTGGACGCCCAGCGCGGCGACTGGCGGGGGCTCCGCTTCACCTACGGCAAGAACATGGCGGGATGCGCGCGCACGGTGCTCGAGCAGGACGTGTACACCGCTTTGTACGGCTTCGGCGCGGGTTTGCCCTTCACCGACGAGGACGGCAACTACAAGGCAGGCTACCGCCGCAAGCTGACCTTCGGCGACATCAACGGCGGGCTGAACTACATAGCCGACGAGAACGCAAAGCTCATATGGGGGCGCTGGAACGCCGACCGCACGGCAAAGGTGCACAGCTTCGGGCAGGTGACGTTCTCCGAGGTGACGGAGCCGGAACGGCTGCTCGCGCTGACCAGGCGTGCGCTGGCCGATGCCGTGCAGCCCAAGGTGAGCTACGAGGTTGACGTGGCCGCCCTCGACGGCGACGACGCGGACCTGGGCGACACCGTGGCCGTCATCGACACGTCGCGCGACCCCGAGTGGAGGCTTACCGCCCGCGTCGTGCGGCGCGTGCGGACCTTCGGCGAGCAGGTGGTGGCGCGGGTGACGATCGGCACCGTGGAGCCCGTGGACTACGCGCAGGTGAGCGCGCTTGCGGCCGACGTGGCCACGCTGAGGGACGACGTGGTGGGCATCGACGGCAACCTTACGACTGCTGCCTCGGTAACCGTGGTGGAGAACACCGTGACCACGGCGATCGACGACCTGGACGAGCTCGGGGATTTGGACTTCTAATCTGTGACGCGGGCGGATGCTCATCTCGGCAACTACGGCGAGAGGGGCGGCATGCTCGACGGTTACGGACTTCACACGATGATATGGGACTCGGCGGACGAGCGGCTGGGCGACTTCCTGGTGGCATCGCCTGCGGACGCCACGGGTCGCGGCCTTGAGCTGCACGTTCGGCAGGGCGGCGCGGCCGCCGACCTGACCGGCGCCGAGGTCTACTTCCTCTGGCGGCACAAGATGGCCGGCACGCGCGGGTGCGAGCCAATGACAGAGATCGACGCCTCGCTCGGGCAGTTCGTCGTGTACTACCCGGCCGCCATGCAGGAGGCCGAGGGCGCGGTCGACGCACAGTTCATGGTGACGCACGACGGCAAGAGCATCAGCACGCGGGCGTTCACGATCCGCGTGGAGCCCGTGATCATCGGCGGCACCGAGAGCGAGGACGGCTTCACCCTGTTCGTGGAGACGATCATGCGCTACGAGGGCGCCATCGAGATCACCACGGCGGCGGCGGACGCTGCGAACGAGGCGGCCGAGGCAGCCAACGACGCGGCGGACAGCGCGACGGCGGTTGCAAATGCCATCCAGGCCGCTGCCCAGCGCGGCGACTACGACGGGGCCGACGGCGCGGACGGCTTCTCTCCTACGGCGACCATCACACAGACAGCCGAGGGCGCGACCATCACCATCACCGACAAGAACGGCACCACGACCGCGAACGTCTCCAAGGGCGTGAAGGGCGACAAGGGAGACACGGGCGACACAGGCCCGCAAGGACCCAAGGGCGACACCGGAGAGCAAGGGCCGCAGGGCCTCCAGGGCTTGACCGGCCCGCAAGGTCCGAAGGGTGACACCGGGGAGACCGGAGCCACGGGACCGCAGGGGCCGAAGGGAGACACGGGCGCGACCGGTCCCCAAGGCATCCAGGGCGAGACCGGCGCGACGGGACCGCAGGGGCCGAAGGGCGACACGGGAGACACCGGCGCCACCGGTCCGACCGGGCCGCAAGGACCCAAAGGCGACAAGGGCGACACCGGTGACACCGGGCCGCAGGGCCCGAAGGGTGACACCGGCGACACGGGACCCCAGGGCTTGACCGGCCCCTCTGGCGCTGACGGCGTCTCCTGCACGCACTCCTGGGACGGCTCGGTGCTTACGGTGACGAGCGCGTCGGGCACGAGCTCGGCCGACCTGCGCGGGCCGCAAGGCATCCAGGGAATCCAGGGCGCCACCGGACCACAGGGCGAGACGGGGCCGAAGGGCGATACCGGCGAGACCGGCGCAACGGGGCCGCAGGGACCCAAGGGCGACACGGGCGACGATGGCGTTAACGCGACCATCACCGGCGCGAGCGCGACCGTCGATTCGTCCACCGGTACGCCTTCCGTGAGCGTCACGCTGGGCGGCACGGCTTCTGCCAGGACGTTCGCCTTCGCGTTCCACAACCTCAAGGGCGAGACGGGCGCTACAGGGCCGACCGGGCCCCAAGGGCCGGCGGGAACCACGCCCGACTTGTCTGCCTACGCGACCAAGCAGTACGTGGACGACGCGATCGCGGCGCTCGCCAATCTCGAAGAGGAAGAGTTCTAGGCATGGCTGTTGGAACCGTATCGACCCGCATACTCACGGACATCGCTAATGCGATCCGTTACCAGGCCGGCGTGGCCACGCTGTACAAGCCCCGTGAGATGGCGGCTGCCGTCTCGGCGCTCGACGGCACGGATGCGGGACAGTACCAGGCGCAGCCTTACATGACGCTTGAGAGCGGTGTGCTGCCGGAGTCGGTGTTCTCGGACATCGCCGCAGCCATTCGCGGGCAGAACGGCGAATCGACCTTGTACGCTCCCGGCGACATGGCCGCAGCCATCCTGGCGCTCGAATGGGACGTTGGATACAAGATCCGCGGCCTTCTCCTGGACGACGGGACATTTGAGATCAACTACTACGAGCGGAGGACGTCGGTCACCGGCGGGCGCATCGTGCAGGTCTTCGAGATCGACCCGGCGGGCTACTCCTCTGCGAGCGCGCGATCCTACGACTCGATCAAGTTGCTGGTGAAGAAGGTCTACATCGACTCGACCATCGGGGCGTTGGGACTCACGAACTGCGCGTATTGGTTCAACTCGTTTTCGGAGTGCACCGAGGTGCGCGGCTTTGAGAACCTCTCCGGCGTGAAGACGACCACGCAGATGTTCACGAGCTGCGGCAAGCTGGAGACCATCTACGCCACGAGCTTCACGAACGCAATCACGAGCTCGGGCTCCATGTTCTACGGCTGCAGCCGCCTGGTGGGCGGCACCGACGGCTACGTGCCGACGAGCACGAGCGCGGGCAGCGTGTGCAAGCTCGGCACCGGCGGCGTGCTCACGAACCCCAATGCTGACAGCCGCACCTGGTTCTACGGGCACTTCTACGCCGACGGGCAGGCCGTGCTCACGGCGACCGCCACGCCGGACGCCACGCGCGAGCTGCTGGCCACAGGGCGGATCTGCGCCATCGGCAAATACACGGGCATGGGCTTCACGCCCTGGGACAGCACGAACCGGCCGCAGCTCACGAGCGTGCACTTCGCGGCGGACATGGGCACGTTCGCGGAGCTGAGCCTGATCTACCTGTTCTACAGCTGCACGAACCTGGCGAGCGTCACCGGCATGGGCAACCTGGGCAACGTGCGCTCGATGCGCTACGCGTTCAGCTCCTGCTCGTTCACTACGCTCGACCTGCGCGGCTTCGACCCGTCGCACCTGACGGACCTGTTCTACTGCTTCTCTGGGTGCGGGAACCTGATGACGATCCTCGCGGACTCGACCTGGGCGCTGCCCACAAGCGGCATCAGCGGCATGCAGTGCTTCTACAACTGCAAGAAGCTGGTCGGCGGGAACGGCACGACCTGGTCGAGCTCGAACACGAACTACACGTACATGAGGATCGACAAGGCCGGGCAGGCGGGGTATCTGACGGCGGCCTAGTGCCTGGTTATGATCTTGACCGCCTTTGCGGCAACCGGTAGGGCCTTCTCTTTCAGGACGGGCCCTACCGTATCCCTCGCCGCAACGCCTACGGTAACAACAACCGCCGCAGCTCCTGCAGCGGCCTTCTTTGCGTTCTCTGCAGCGACGCCCTTGTGGTACTCACATACGGGTAACTTCGAGCCTTCGGGTAGCTCCTTTTTGCAAACGATACACTTGCGAGCCATCTTTACTCCTGGCCTTCTTCGTCTTGTTCTTCTGCATCTTGAGCCTCGGTTTCGGTCAACCCGTCCTCAAGCAGCCCGGTCGGCTCGTCATGGCCCTCGATTTGCAGGCTCGCCACAGAGCCCGAAATTTCGACAAACCCTCTGACGATATCTTCTCTATTGCCCTTGCTGTAAGAATTGAGCAACCGCAACGTCTGCGCATCCTCGAGCTTGTTGTCCATGATGAACTGCTTGAACTGGCCCAATGCGGCATTGGCTGCCCCGGGCTCCTCGAGGACCCGATATGCGGCATATTCCGTCTTGGCCATGAGTGCGATCACCGTGAGATCCACCATTGCTGTGTTGGCTGCTTTACCCCAGTCCTTGGCCTTGCCTTGCTTGCCCATTGCGAGTGCAAGCTCGGCCTGGAAGTTGCCCTGCAACGTACATCTGGCCTGCGTAGCTGCCGAGGCGATGTCCAGAATCTTGATCTCGCGCAAGCGCGAGTCCTCGATGAGCATTGCCTGCTGCAGCTGTTGCCATGCGCTCTCGGCGAGCGCGATGCGGTCCGCTTGATTCTCGATGCGCAATGCCTCGACGTTGGCGGCCACCGCCTCGATGGCGTCCATGATGTTTGCCATCATCACCTGCATCTGGACATCCACGACCGACTGAGTCATGTCCTGTGGAATCTGCTCGGCCTTTATCCTAGCCTTCTCGTATATCTGGCCCGTCTTGACACTCCTGAGCTGAGGGAGCAAGTCGCCGGTCTTCTTCTCGACCGAGAATACGAGCTCGCCGCTCTTCATGAGCTCTTCCGCAGCAGCGCTGAAATCCGCAACGTATTTGGTCTCGCCGCGTGCTGAAAGCTTCTTGATGATGTCGTAGATCGCCGGAGCAAACTTAGCCATGGTATCGGCATCTGCGAGGAACTTCACGAGGGATTCGTTGGCTTGGGACGGGATGAGGTTCATCCCGTTGTCAAACACCGTGGCTTCAAGAACAGTCACCCGAGGAGCCACCTTTGCAGGCGGCAACGAGCTGATTGGAACAATGCCGGTCTCTTCGCTCTGGGCGACAAAACCGCAGTGCGGGCATGTAACCGCGCTTGAAGAGATTCTTGCATGGCATTCAGGGCAGAAAATCAACGACACAGGCGTACTCCTCCTCGTGATTAAAACACCCCCTATTATCCCCGTTTCAGCTTTGCCTGTCATTAGCTCATGGCCGGCAAGCAGGCTTCCTGAGCAGCTTGTGACACGGTCTGACACTGCCTCTAGAGGACGAACAACGAGACCTTTGGAGGCAGTTCTTTATGGAGTCAATCATCGTCGCATGCATCACGGGGGTGGTGACCCTCGTCGGGGTGATCCTCTCCAACTCGAAGAGCAGAGCCGTCATGGAGGTCAAGCTGGACGCCCTGACGGCGAAGGTCGAGAAGCACAACCAGGTCCTGGAGCGCACCTACAAGCTCGAGCAGGACATGGCCGTGGCGAAGCACGACATCGAGGAGATCAAGGGAAAGGTGGCATGAGATGAGCGAGTTCCTGGCAAGCAACGACTGGAAGTGGCGTCTGGCGCGGACCATCGTGCAGGGGGTGTTGGGCGTGTTCATCGCCAACATCGACCTGATTCTGGGCTACGCGATCCTGGACCCGACGCTGAGGGCCCTGGTCGTGGCATTCGTGATGGCGATCCTCTCGCCGGTCATGGCCGCGCTCGGAGGCGACGGCGACAAGCCGGAGATCCCGAGGGGTGAGGTCCGTGGGGCTTAACGGCATCGACATCTCCAGCTGGCAGGAGGACCTGGTCGTCTCGGCCATGGGTACCTGCGACTTCGTCATCGTGAAGGCGACCGGAGGCGCGGGCTACACCAACGAGTGCTTCCGCCGGCACGCCGACGAGACCCTGGCGGCCAGCAAGCTTCTCGGCTGCTACCACTACGCACGTGACCGGGGCTACGAGGGTTCTGCCGAGGCGGAGGCGGACCACTTCATCGCGACATTCAAACCGTACATCGGCAAGGCAATCCCGTTCCTGGACTGGGAGGCGGACGCGCTGAACCTGGGGCCGTCCTGGGCGAAGAGGTGGCTCGACCGCGTTAGGGACAAGACCGGCGTGACGCCGGGCATCTACACGAGCAAGAGCGTGTGCTTCGCTTACGACTGGTCGAGCGTGGCCAAGACCTACCCCTTGTGGGTCGCGCAGTACCCGAATTACGAGGAGACGGGCTTTACGAGCGAGCCCTGGACCGACGGCTGGGACTTCGGGGCGTGGGACTCGCCGCTGATCTTCCAGTACACGGGCACCGGGCGCATCCCAGGATACGGCGGGCACCTGGACCTGGACCTCTTCTACGGCACCAAGGACGACTGGCGGAGGCTCTGCGCGGTTGCCGGCGCCTCCGCTGGCACGAGTGAGGAGGCGAAGACCGTAAGCATATCGAGGGCCAACGTGGCCGCGCAGATCATGGAGCACCTCTGCACCTGCCCGCTGCACGGCTACTCGCAGCCCGGGCGGCACGGGACCTCTGGGCACTGCAGCGTCCAGACCGACGCGGGCACGATCAAGGTGACCAAGGGCGACCGCGACTGCTCGTCTGCCGTCTGCGAGGCATGGGAGCTCGCTTTGGTCGGCTCTCCTTATGACGGCCTCATTACGCGCTACAACTGGACCGGCGGCATGCGCGAGATGTTCATGGGCTCGGGGCTCTTCTCGTGGAAGCCGATGAGCTTCAACGCCTCTCGCGGCGACATCTACCTCGACGAGGAGAACCACACGGCCATGTGCATCCGCAACGACGGCGCGGCCGACCTCCTGGGAGAGTTCAGCATCTCTGAGACCGGCGGCATCGACGGCGAGCCCGGCGACCAGACCGGGCGCGAGAGCTGGGTCCACGACTACTACTCCGGCAGCTGGGACGGCATCCTCCACTACAACGGCAAGGCCGACGTTGGCGGCGCGCCGGGTGGTTCCGGCTCTGGTGCGCCCTCCGGCGACGTGTCAGAGCTTGCGGAGAAGGTCATCGCCGGCGAATTCGGCAATGGCGATGCAAGAAGGGCGGCGCTCGGCTCCCGCTACGACGAGGTCCAGGCGGAGGTGAATCGGATCCTGCTTGGCGGCGGCTCTGGCATCGATGTCGACGCCATGGCCAGGCGCGTGATCGCCGGCGAGTTCGGCAACGGCGACGAGCGAAAGCGGCGCCTGGGCTCCAACTACGACGCGGTGCAACGGCGCGTGAACGAGATCCTTCTCGGTGCAGGCTCGAGCTCGACCTCCATGGACGTCGACGCGATGGCTCGTGCCGTGATCCGCGGCGACTACGGCAACGGCGAAGAGCGCAGGCGGCGCCTCGGCTCATACTACTCGATCGTGCAGTCGCGCGTGAACGAGATGCTGTCATGAGGTCGAGACTGCGGTGGCTCGGCGAGCAGGTCGGGTGGTTCCTCGGGATCCTGGGGTGCCTGCTCCTGCTGGTCGTGCTGCTGCCGCTCATACCGATCCTCGAGCTCTACGACGACGTGCGTAGGACATACGAGGACGAGTAACGCGGAAGGCCGCTTGTCAGCTTGGCAAGCGGCCTTCCGCATCGATGGCTTATAGCAAAGCCAGCCGACACCGGCACAGCTCAAGCACGCTACGTGCAACTTGGTCATCCTCAGGCGCACCTTGGCTCAGCGCCGCCCGAGCCGGCACGGATGGCAGGTAGAATGCGACTCGTCGAAAGGAACACCATGAAGATAACGATCGACGAACGACCGGAAGCGAGCGGCATCGAGGTCGCAATCGTCTGCAGGAAGACGGACCAGCAGGTACTCGACATCGTCGCCAGGCTGCGCATGTTCGACCGCAAGGTCACGGGAAGTGCGGACGGAGGCACCCACGTGGTGAACGCCGAGGACATCCTCTACGTGGAGTCGGTGGACAAACGCACGTTCTTCTACACCGAAGGCGCCGTGTTCGAGACCGCGCTGCGGCTCTACGAGATGGAGGAGCGCCTGGAGGGATGCGACTTCCTGCGGGTGGCCAAGGGCTGCGTGGTGAACTTCCGCAGGATC